AGTTTACCACAGTTTCTTGTTCTATATCAGTAACGTAGGTGAAGAAGCCAACGGCTATAGCCACAGTAGTGAATAAATGTGAAACACTAAGACTCTTAGACATATGCCAACCATCCCTACGTTCTTCTGCCACTAGCCTGCCATTTCCTGCAGTTTAGCATCCATTTCTTTAATTCCAGAGGATACTGAGTTTTCGAATAAAAACGGAACGATGGCATGAATAATACCTACAAATGCCATCACAACTAACTGCGCTGATAGTTTCAATGCAAACCCTAGGTGCTCAAAATAACCCATTTTGCTGTCCTTTAAATGCTTCATGCATCCTCCTTAGAGAGTGGTTTCTTAGCGGGAAGACTTTCAGTTTCTAAGGTTCTCAAGTAGTCTTCAGCCGCCCAGAATATACAGCTTGTGTCAATACCAGTGTTATGTAAGATAAAGGTACTGCTTGGATTATTCTTATTTTCTGTGACATATAGCTGTATGCTAACACCAGTCTTTGCATTGCTCAAGTCTATAGCATGCACAGGTTTCTCGTTATAATCGTCGAGAAGCTGCTTCATAAGCAACTCAGGACTACCCTTAGTACACAGAACCTGTAGCGATACAACTGTGCGAAAGATGTCTGGTTTCACTGCCTGTACAGACAGAGAAACTGCTAACAAAAGTGCTCCCAGTAAGATCTTCATGAGGGTTTCTCAGGCCATACTACGTCTTCAGAATTCTCCACACTTGTTGGAACATCACGCAATGCTTGACGATAAGTTGTCATATCAGCAGACATAGGAACGTCAGTGAGAGCGTAGAAGTCTGTTGCAGCTAGGAGTTCGTTTCTCTCTTTACGAGCGCGATCCCAGTTTCCTTTAACTACTGCCGCATTCATTTCATCAGCGGTTGGGAATACTCCTTTGTCATCATCCCACTCACAGACTAATTTAAGACTAGGCGTTCCGTAAGTACCAGTCTGCATGATGTTTACCACTGCATCTGGATTAATTAGATGCAAGGAAAAGCCAAAGTCGTCAGTCAACACATCATTAGGCTTGTCGTTAAAAGAATTCATTAGTAAGTTCTAGTAAACGTGCAAGTGAATTGTGTTCTGGTAGCGCCACTCCTAATAGTGTCGCAATAAGCAGTAGTCTGTATACTTCTTGCGTATAACTCTACATCTGTACTTGCTGCAACCTTTAATCGTTTAGACAACTGGTAAGTACCCGCGTAATATCCATCGGAAGCAGTACCTAGGTTGGGTTGGTAATCTGCTGCGCCGCCAACATAAAGCACAGGCACTAGAGCGTGCAATGAATCTGTCAATGTTTCCTCACTAGCAAGCAGCAAATGTATATCCCAAAACCCAGCAAACGGTGATACTAATTTGTTATTAGAGTTATCCCAAATGCCTCCTATATCTGTTATATTTGTAAAACCAGTAATTTTCGCAACTGAACTAACAGCTATGATTTGATCTGTCGTTAAATACCTAGCAGAAAACATTGTCTCTTTATGGTCAAGCACTAACCATGCTCCGTTGCTTACGCAAAACTTTACAAAATCACCATTCTGGTATCCAGTCCAAGCCTCGCTTGCTCCATTCATAACACGAACACTTTGTGTACCGGTCGCATCCAACGAAACAACAACCGTTATAATACATGTATCCGCTCCTGTAACACTCACTAATGGCAATGTTATATCGCGTGGCGACGCCGGTGTGGTTGTAACAATTAACTCTGATTTACCAGAAACATCAGCTTCTACGATCGGATGGTTAATAGTTTTGTATAGAATATTTGTAGAACCCGCAGATAGCAAACTGCCATTAACTGTGAATGTCTTAGTAGCATCGATAGTAATCCCAGAACCAGAACTGGTGATTGTGTCTAATGAAAGTGTTGCTGCCATAATGTTGTCCTCAGATCATTGTTAGTTCACCGCTGATTGTCCATGTATATGTATCAGCGATAGTAATTGGACCAGCAACGAATGCGGCCTTAGAAGTTGCTACTGTAGTTGTTAAATTAGATGATATCGTGTTGTAATTGTAGAAGTAGTCGCCTTCGGTAGTTATAGATCCACCCGCTACGGTAGCCCAATCGATAGTAGATGCCCCTGATTTCTTTAAGAATTGGCCCGTAGTGCCAGCAGAGGTGGTGTCTAAGGCAGCTACAGCGATACTATCATCTGCAGGTACATTAACACCTAGTTCTTCTCCAGAGACGAGAATCTGAACATTATCCGTACCAGCCGGAGCAGCCGTGCCAAGCGTTAGCGTGGTTCCAGCAATGCTGTAGTTCAGAGGATCTTGTCTTACACCATCTATGAAAACTAATACAGCATTTTTAGTGCCGGGTGACTGACCCATTGTGAAGGTGGTCGTTCCACCATTATGGGTAGTAGCAGAGAAGTTTCCCCTTGGGAATGGTTCGTTTCCTATATATGCCATTTTAACTCCATTCTAATAATTCATTCCAATGCCGTGAAGCTGTGTTTCTTTAGAACCACTTGATTGATTCGCCCACACAGCCTTGTATCTAACATCAGTTCCACTTGTGCACGTTACCTCTGGACATTTAGCCATTAAGATTCCCGTACTAAATGTTCCAGCCGCAACGGGGGTACTCTCTGTCCAATTTGTTCCACCGTTACAGGTGAAATAAATTTTTAAATCTGTTCCTAATGTGCATGTACCTGCATTGTTCTTATAAACAATAACCCCACTTACTTTTGTTTGGGCTGTATTGGCAGTTTGTGCTGTTGAGATTAATGTTCCAGTCGGTTCAGGTAATCCTCCTGGAGCAGCAAAGGTCGTTCCGCTTGGGTATCTCGCAACATTTGAAACCCTAACACTGTCTATCCAACCTTTGGTATATCTGCTTGCAGTAGAAGCATGGTGCCCTAATTTAATTATGCCATTTGAAAAACTACCAGTTCCACTTGCAGTTCCTGCTTCTACTTGCGTTCCATCAACATAAAATCTATGCGTGTTACCATCCCTTACTTGCGCATAATGATGCCAAGCATCTGAACTTGCCGCAGAACTTTCATTGATATGTGTCCAATTTCCAAACGCTGGATAGTTATAAAACCCTAAAAGACCACCTGTCCATTCCCATTGACAGTCAGAACCACCCATGTAAAAAGTATTCTGGTCGCTATAAGTAACTGTACTATCTTTTCTCAACCACATCTCAGCACAAAAGTCGCCACCATTTAAACCCGAAATTGTTGCACCACCATCGCTTGTATATAATTGGTCGCCACTACCATCAAAATAAATTGATGAAGTACCATTCTTAAACTGGTCAGTTTTATGTTGAGTATTACCAGCGACAGTTATTGTTAAACCTGTAGCGCTTTCATCTGTGAAAGTTGTTGAGCCATTAGTTGTGTTGGATTGTAATAAAAATTTTGTATTACTATCAGCAGCCCAACAATTACCACCACCTGCTGTACTCCAAAATTCACTAGCGTTTCTATCCCCATCCGTTTCCGTTCCAATTCCTGTTTCATCTTCAAACTGGTCGATGAAAGCATTAGGAAGATTGTAAGCAGCCTTGTTATCCGCTATTGCTGAATGCAATGCCAGAGTGGCGATGTCATTTCGCAATCCTGTTACATCAGTAGACGGAGCATTCCCCAACTGAGCCAGTGGTACAGAACCACTGCTTAGATTGGATGCGTTAGTAGGATCAACAGCCATATTAGCTGTAGCAACCTCACCTGTTCCTAGCGTCCTTACACCCTCTGTAACTTTAGTTAGTGCCAAAATACGATCCTCTATATTGTTCTGCTATGTATGCCTTAGCGTCTGCTAAACATCTAGGCAGCGTGTCATCTGGTGCTATGCTCATCCATACCACTATAAACGGTATTAAAAACCAATGCGCTATCCTTGCGATTCCAACTATAAAATCCACTAGGTCTCGATGTAATCATCTGGTTCAGACCAGTTTTCGATGGACTCGTACCAAACGTAGTCTTTTCCATCATCAGGTTTATCTTTAGGAGCAACCCAAGTCCACGAATCTTTGTCTAGCGTCCAAGTTGGGTATGGTTGAGATGCATAAAACACTTGGGAGGTAGAATCGTAATTCCAACCCTTACCAGCAGAAGACGATTGTATCCAGTTTGCTGGTTCCATTTCTGTAATTCCATCAACAAACTCTTGATCGGCTACTATTACATCAGTTACCTTGTTATTAAATACTCTTGCGAAATATGTCATGCTGTATATGTCCCGCTTACTGTGAAATTTAGTATCGTGTAGGAACCGTCAGTCGTTACAGCGGGTGAACCTGAAGTCGTGCCGGAGTAATTAGTAGTGAGCATCCTAAGAATAACGCAACCATCACCACCATCTTTGCCTACGCCAGCTCCTCCACCTCTACCATCTGGGGCAGATACGTTACCAGCTCCAGCCGAGTCACCACCAGCAGTGCCGAATTGTGCTTGAGTCCAATTACCCCCTCCGCCTCCTGCTGCATAATTAACACTAGCACCAGTGATTACATAGTCTAATCCTGCTCCGCCATTGCCGGGAGTTGTGCAACCGCCAGCGGCGCCACCAGCAGCACCTGCTCCTCCACCGCCTCCTCCCGGATAACTCGGAGCGCAGTAAGTACCTGAACCCCCGTTATTGCCCTGCCCAGCGGTTCCTCCACCGCCGGCACCAGCACCATGCCCTTTACCACCACCTGAACCACCACCTACAGCATCCCCCTGACCGCCACCGACAGCAGTCTGGGTTACAATACCTGTACCAGAAAAAACAGTATCTGATCCATTTGCAGCGCCAGTACCACCAGCACCAATGTTTACGGTATATACACTTCCTAAAGAAAAAGCAAAAGCAACTCCATTGGGAGTTTTTGGAGTTTCGGCTCCGTAGTAAAGAAGCCCTCCTGCGCCACCCCCGCCGTTGTACAAATTAGCTGTCCCACCCCCGCCTCCAGCAGTTATCAATGCTTCTGTGTCGTAGGTGGGAGTAGACATTGCCGCAGTTCCCTCATTAATTCCAGAACTGGGAACCCACCCTTGAGTAGCATCAACAAAAGTTAGAGCAGCACCGCTGCGTTCCTTAATCATCTCGACAGAAAGAGCTTCGCTCTTGATCTTGTCACCTACTGCTGGGGTAATCATGAAAGGATTAGTATCGAAAGTTCCTGCGTAATCAAGAAACTCTATAGTATCACCCACTGAAGGGGATGTAGGTAAAGTTCCTGTTATTCTTCCAGCAGTGGTATTACATGGATATCCCTCACCAGCTACGGCGGTAAAGTCACCAGTTTTTACAGATTGCCACGATGTTCCACCACCGCCAGCCTCAGCCCAAGTTCCATCCTTCTTCAAGAATGTATCAGCAGCAGCTGTAGCAGAACCTGCTATTTTAGCTATAGTTACATTATTGTCTAATATCTTAGCGGTAGTTATAGCATCAGCAGCAATCTGACCACCAGTCACAGCTATAGCGGCAGACAGGTCAGCGTTTGATACTTGTCCGTCTGTTATAGACGATGATCTGATTTTAGTCGTAGCCATTATTTATGCTGCAACTGGATAGGCTTTTGAGCGATCAGCAACGTGCGCTTGGTAGTCCTCATCCGCTTCAATTTCTGCCCACGCAGAGTCGAGTTCTGCTTGAGTTGGTTGCGTAGCAGGACCATCCCACCTAACGATTTCATGCGGAGTATTGCTTTGGCTTAGGCTATAAGAGTTACCATTTAACCCTAAGTGATTAACTACAAGATGAATATCCATTCTTTTCTCCTACGCGATCTGCATAATTTTAACGGTGGTGTAAGTTTCTACTTCAAAACCTGAGTCGCTTCCCATGCCGTTAGTCGCTGCTGTTAAAGAGCATCGATGCTCGATCTTCAATGTCGCAGTAGCTACGAGAGTTACTAAAGCAGAACCATTGGAAAGAGTTTGGTTCTGAGCGTCACCATAAGCGGAATTAATCCTAGACAGAGAAGATGTACCATACTTAACCACGGCAGCGGATGTTATGTTGTAAAGTCTGGATTTATGGTAATAACAACCAATGCCGGGGCAACTCCAATCTATGTAAAATGTTCCAACAGGCATAACAAAAGTATTTGTTCCGAACGTAATGCCTATCGTGTCGTAGTGTTCAGTTTGTAAATCACGATGCTGCCAAGCGCCAGAAGTAAAAGTTCCACCATCCGTTCCTTGCGTTTTCTGATCAACAAGATAAGCAACCTTTATCGTGCTTCCTGACGCAGGAAATGCTGCCCAACTCAAGGCGCCAGCCCCATCGTTCTGCAATACCTCACTAGCTGATGCATTAGCTACTGGAAGCGTTAACGCATTTAATGCTAAACTTGTTGTTTGCAATTGGTCTACTATGATTTTTGATGCCATGTTTTACTCCTAAAGGATGTTCAATATACCGCTAATGGTCCATTCATAAGAACCTGTAACAGTAATCGGTCCAATGATTGCGGCGTTAATAGATGTAGCAAACGTGCTAGTCGTGTTCACGTCGATAGTGTTCCAGTTCTGGAAGAAGTTATTCGCTGTGGTAATATCGCCAGCGGTTGTACTAGCTACCGTACTCCAAGAAAGTGTACCAACACCATCCGTCTTAAGATACTGCCCAACCGTCCCTGTTCCAGCAGAGATCTTAGGAAGTGTTACCGAGCCATCAGCTGGCGCGATAAGCGTACCAACATCGTTAATGCCTATAGCTTCCCATGTATCTGCAGCTGTAAACGTCCCTGCTGCCAGCGTGATAACCGTAGGTGATCCGCCGATGGTATACAGAGATGTACTCTGCTTAACACCATTCAAGTAGAATAGTAGTGAGTTAGAGTTAGCAGCTGTGAAGTCTAGCGTCACGAAAGTCGGTGTGCCGACTATTGTACCACTATCTCGCTTAACATCACTAGCTTTTAGTTCTACATTACCAATATATGACATTACGCTATAATCTCAAGAACGGACGCGAAAACAGTTAATTTACCAGCAAGATCCGAAGATGTCGCATGCAACCTGTCGTCTTCCAAAAGATTTAATTTCACGCCATCTAGAACCAAGGTCGACCCTGCAGGTACTGAAACATTTTTAGTTATATCAAAGTAAACCGCCGCGGTATTATCATAAACTTCTAATGTTATATTTGCGGCATCTGATGCGTGGGTGTTCGCCACGGTACAGGAGTGAATAACCGCTGTATCTCCAGTAGCATTAGGGCAGGTATATACCAACTGTCTAACATTGTTAGTTAGCGCTTTCGCACCAAATGTAAATTTATTTGTTGCCATATTACCCTCCTAGAGCTATGGCCATGGCTACGGCCGTTCCAGCTGGATCACCAGTAGCGGCTGCTGCTATAGTTATAGTACCAGTGCCTTCTGTAATGGTGATGTTTGTGCCTTCTGTCAACGTAGCTTTGGTTAACGTATTGCTTGTGGTGTTGCCGATCAACAACTGACCGTTAGTGTAACTGGTTTGCCCCGTGCCACCTTTATTCACGGCAAGAGTAGTTATAGTGTCTTGCTTTGCGTTTATCTGCGTCTGTGCATTAGATGTCAACGAATTTATATATTGAAACTCTGCATCTGTTACAGAGCCATCGGCTATCTTTGTCGCGCCTATGCCCGTGCCAATGTATGCATTAGCTATAGCGGTGCCATTCCAAGAACCAGCCGTTACAGCGCCGGCATCGCTTATAAGGAAATTAGAGGTATCCTGCAATAGAGTCCCTGTTGTACTGTCATACCTAGCAACTGCGTTATCTGTAGCAACAACTGGTCCAGTAACATTACCACCACCAGCGGGTGATGCCCAAACGCCATCCCCCCTCCAAAACGTCCCAATCGCTGCAGAAGCCCCACCGTTTAGATGAGCAACTGGTAAACTACCCTGGATGTTAGTTGTTAAGTCAACCTTTCCCCAGACCGGATCTACACCATTAATAGTACGCAATACTTCGCCAGACGAGCCTATCGTTAATACATTCCAATCAGGAGTAGCATCACCAATAAGTATAGCACCTGTAGTGCATGTCAACCCTGCGATCTGGTCTAATTCCGGATCCCACGCTTGCACATCTGTGCCTATAGCTAAACCAAGATTTGTTCTCGCTCCGCTAGTTGTGGAAGCTCCAGTACCGCCATGTAAAACAGCAACATCTGTTGCGGCCCAAGTGCCAGCTGTAACATTGCCGGTATCATCTATCAATACAGTAGAGTTTTGTATCAACTCGCCGGTTGCTCCATCGTATCTTGTCACGGCATTGTCGGTAGCAAAAGCAGGACCTATAACGTCGCCTGGCGTAGAGTTCAAATCAGCAATAGATTGCGCTGTTACTTTCTTTGTAACGTTAGCAGAACCAACATCTTGAATAACAAGTAAATCTCCAGCGGCTGCTGTTACCGTAGCGGCTGTAACATCAGAAACAGCAAAATCTAATGTAGCAACTGGGTTAGCTGAGCCACCGCCAGAGTTAGCCGTTGTCTTAGATAAACCTTCACCAGCAGTAATACCACTAAGCATATAATCGCGTAATGTACTAGCTTGCGTTTTCTCATCGGTTGTAGACGTTGTCTTATAAAAGTAATCATCAAATGGTATACCAGAGGTTGGCGTTGTCGCCATATCTACTACTTTTGTTGTAGCCATATATTCCTCTTAAGAAGCAGTGATAATGTGTGTTGCGCCAGCTGTAGACGGCGTTATAAATGTATCAGAAGATATAATGTTATTAATCTTATGAGTAACATTCGACGCGTATTCCCAATCCGCAGTCGTGGGACTTAAAACAAAATTCTGTGTCCTCTTAAACCAACGCTTAGTCTGAACAGCGGCTGATCTTAGTCTCCCCAGTAAAGATTCTAGCTGACCGGCATATATTTCGTAATCTGGTTGACGATAATGCGCTTTCATAGTAGTCATACCATGTAGCAAAATCAATTGAGGATTGATCGATGAAAGGTCAGTGTCCTTATCGAACGCAGAATACCCAGAGTTATATTCTAACCTTATTGCTGACGTGGAGTCAGCTGGGGTAGGCCACAATTGTATCTTTGCAACACCACCGTCGTCCAGCACGTCCCACGTAGATGGTCGTTGGTCATTGACTGTTTCCCAGTTTCTTTGGCCTGGTGTGATACCCTGTCCTAGAGCTCTATAGTTGCCATTATTTGTATCCTTGATAGATACAACAACCGGCTTGTATAAGTTTAGATCTTCAGGGGCGGAGTAAAACTTCTCAGATGCAATTGTCTTACCAGGCACGGTGTCATTAACCTTGTGAGTTAATACATCACCGAACTCGTAAAATAACTGCTCCTGCGCGCTTCTTAACGCAGAGTTGAGTAAATCCTTCTGTAGTATCGCACCATTACCAGAAGAACTAAACCCTAGCCTCTGTGCTAGCTCCGTCCTTAGACTTAGAAGTGTTCTTGCTGCCATTTACTACCTCTTGTTTTTCAACAGCCTGTTCTACAGCTGCTTTAATAGTAAGTTCTGGATTATGACCAAACAACTCTAATATTGGTCCTTCTCCATACTGTTGCTTAAGTCTGATGGTCTCTTCACTAATAGACTCTATCTCAATTACCTCGTCTACAGGACCCTCTACATCAACCAGGTCCTGCCCGTGTCCCATATAAAACAATGGTAGTTCATATGGGCAAATATTCTGTCCTAAGCGCATCACACCGTTTTCGGAAGACACCATGATACGTATTTTTTTTACTTTGTAAATCATATTCCTCTCCCCTGAGAAAAATGAGTGGGGGAGCAGTAAGCTCCCCTCACCCAAGTTAAACTACTTATGCTGCACAGTAAAGCACTGCGTGGGCATTCAAGCGGTTAGCCGTAAGGCCTCCTCGCCAGGTCATACCCCAGTAGTAGTTATAACTACCATGATCGCGTGGCGGTTTCCGCGCAATCATATCGTTACCTTCAATAGGCCGAAGCGTAAGGTGCTTCGAGTTAATGAAGTAACAACGTCGATGCCACTTATATGTAGCTGCCGCATGCTGTGTATCGCATGTGTCAAACGTCGGATCCCAAAGAAGCGGAATACCCATGAAAGAGAGACCAGTATAAGTACCACCCTGTTTCATCTCTACCGAAGGATCCAGATTCCAAGGCATCGCAACCTGTTGACTAGGCTGCACTGCATAACGAGACATCCCACCAGCTGAAGCGATAGAAGCCGCTCGGAACTTTTCTACGAAAGTCGTACCGCAAACGATAAGGTCAGGTGACCCACCATTTAGCTGGCACTTCCGCCATAGTTTTTCCATTTGAGTGATTAGGTCAGCATCCACAACGCCGGTATCAATACCAGCCGCTACGTTTACGCCAGAACCAGAATCCCAATGGTTGTTCCAATAGTTGGTGCCACTATGTGCCGTCTTGACAATACCACCAACAGTATCAGCCGTGCCTTTGATACGAATAATCGCGTCAAGACCGTTGATACGACTGCCAGCCAAGTCAGTACCGCCACCAGGATCGATCGAGCCATCCAGATGCAGAGAAGTATCCAAAATCTCCTCAAAACCTAGACGCAGAACGTCCATAGACTCATTGAACACATTCGTCAGCTGAACTAGACTAGCCGCTGAAGAATTACGTGGTGCACTATCAGTTACGATAATGCCGTTACCTAATAGGAAGTCCTCTGAAAACTTGAAGCCATCATGTGCCGAAGCCCACGAGTATCTCGCCTGTCGAACCGTGTCACGCGTGGTGTATGTTACCGCCGAAGAGGTGTTTAGCGATGAATCACCAAACCACTCCATGTTGGAACCATAACCAGTACGAATCTGCTCGGTGATAAATTCTTTACCACCGCCCCATGGCTTTTTCTTAGCCATTAGGGTTTTCAGAAATGGTCGCTCTGCAGCAACCTGGTCAATAGGCTTGTTCTTCAGGAAGTTTTCAAGAGCAACATACCCTAATTGCGCAATATCAGCCGTAGCTAGCGCGGTATTGTTAAAATTCGTTGCCATTATTGATTGCCTCTAAGAAAAAGTTTATACTCGACAGGTTTGGCCACACGAAAGCCAAATACGTGCTACTGGTGATGAATCCAGCTTACATCTTCCCGTCACCCTCCGTGAAACTTATCTAACTGTGCCGCCATCCACTCTGGAGTTACCTCCGCAGTGTTAAGCGCGTCAGATGTTCCACCCGTTGCGCCGGAGTTTCTACTGGGTGCTAGTGGCCCAGAACGTCTACTAGCTTTACCTTGCGTGTTACCGGCAACACCCATGCCACGCGAAAGTACTTGATATTGATTTTGCAAAACCGAAAGCCACTGATCTGGTGGTACATCCGACCTTGCTAATTCAACACCCATCTCTTTCATTATATCGCTCTTTAACGCATAGTCGGGATCTTTTGTAGTCAAGTTACTTTCCCAACTGTCTATTTCTTGGTATGCTTGTTCACTAGTCTGATGCAGATACTGCTGCTGCTGAACGTTTTGCTGTTGTGCTTGCTGGAAATGATTCTGTGCCTGGTGCATAGAATTCTGTGAAACTCTTTGACCGGCTAACTTTGTAGCCCATTCTTCACTCATTTCTAGATTCTCTACAGCGCCAGATAAGTCTTCGAAATCGCTATAAGATGACTTTTCATTCTTCTGCCCGTGAACGCCCAAGGTCTTAGCCACTTGATTAGAGAACCCATCCAGAGCTTTCAGCGAACTCATGGCTACTTCATAGTTGCCAGAATTCAAACCCTTGAACATCTCTAATGCCCAACCTAGTTGCTGAGGATTAGTAGTGCTATTTTGTATAATCCCAGCTAATTGATTATTACCGCCTAGCAAAGTCTCATACTGCTCTTCTGCTGCAGCAGCGCGATTAGCTAGCTCTTTAAATCTTTCTTGTGCTTTCGGCTTTAGTGTGCTTAGGAAATCTTGTTCTAGATTTGTTTCCTCTTGAACTCTCTCGCCTGTTTGAAGTTCTTCTGCTGACTCTTCTGTCTGATCATTTGAACCCCTAACGTCTTGCTGTGCTTCCTGGGCTTCTTTGAAGGTGGGAGTGTCAGAGTCGCTCTTTGTTGGTTCGCTGCTTGCATCAACCGTCTCCTCTCTTTCTACCGTTTCCTCTTCGGGTCGATCCTCGTTGATTCTATCTAGTTCGTTAGCCATTACCTCATAAGTGTCAGTAATTACTTCTGCCTCTGTCATCACCGGTTGCGCTTCGGCCATTAGTACTCTCCCTGTGGTTCCCTGTATTGGTTCCTAGTTCTCTGCTGCACTCTGTTATTAGGAGCGTTCATAACCTCATTGGCTCCCTGTGGTGGTGGGGGCGGTTGGACAGCATTGGGCATGCCCTGTTGCTGACCCATACCCATAGACTGCTGCATCTGCATATTCTGCATCATCATCTGCTGCATCTCTTCTGGTACAGGCGGTAAGAATTTAGAAATATCAATCCTCTCATCAAAACGCTTAAACGTTTCTTCTAGCAGTTGAACATAGGGATTGAATTGATCTGGCATACCTGCTTGACGCATCATCTGAACCATCTGGATGTTTTGCATTACTATCGGCATCAACTCTATCCATCTCATGCGCTCGTCATTCTCGTTTGGCATACCCATGCTACCAGCCGCGATATGTACATGGATATTATCAAACAACTGTTGCTTGTTCAGTATAGGCCAGAAAGCCTGTGGCCCAGCTATCTCCATAGCTTTTTGCGGTTGTACTTCTTGCAGGAGTATTTCAATAGAAAACTTAGCTATATCACGCAACCAATCTTCTGTTGCATCTAGTTTTTCCTGTACGCGAGTTGCTAGACCCTGCTGTTGTATATTAGCTTCCGTTGCAGTTTTAGCCCTCATGATCCCGCCGCGTTGCGCGTCACCCAATCCGCTAACCCATTCCATATCTGTTCGTATTGGCGTTGTATCATAAACGGCAGGGTTCATTGGTGGTGTAGTAGCCGGTTGAAAAACGCTGTTAACACCCATACCAGATGCATTAACAAGAGCAATGTCTCCAATAGCGGCAGAACTGAATATCTCAATATCTTCTTGATTAACCCTAGAAGCGTCAGCAACGTAGAACGGCGCTGATAACTCTCTGTGTTTAGACATCTGCGAACGCACAGTGTTGTATTCGTCCTGCAAGTTCATTAGTAGTTCTGTTTCAGAGACTGGCCACTCTTCGCTATCTACCCAGTTCAACCCTAACAAAAAGAACGGAAAGAATCGATCCCCCATTCTCTGAGGAACAAATGGTTCTTTGCACCATTTATCACTACCATCGCACCAAGTGTATACGGTCTGAGTCGTCTTATCCCAATACTCCCACACAGCTATAGCCATGTTCACATCTTCCATATCAGAAGAGGAGTATGGTTGATCTCTGTTTAGTCTGTTAGGTATCCCAGAAGCAGTTCGTCTATATAACGTATACTTCTCAACATCTTCTTTAGTCAACTGAAAGCGTTCCTGCACATCACCCGGTGTCATCCAAGTAACATTAGCTATCCAGCGAGCTTGTTCGTAGTCTTGCAAGGTATCTAATGCTGTATCCATACGGAAGTCTTCAGGCCTAACAAAGCCAAGATTCAAACCCTCTCTGTACATCACCTCAACCTGCTGAGATAGAGCATTCATCGTCATCTGAATCTCTTCTACCAACTCGTCCTTGTTACCTTCGTAAGTTCCCGCGTCTTGTAATTTTCTTATGTCTTCTTTTATTCTAGCCATACTGTCTTGCGCGTCATTAAACTCACGACTTACTAGCGGATCTTTGTAGTAGTCTCTTTGGTATGTTACCTTCAATACGCCTATTTTACTCGTCATGCAAGAGCGCAGCACCTGCTTAGCAACCTTCTTTAATCCTGCTTTTTTTAGAGATTCATTCAGAACTATCTCAACGGTTTCAGCGAACAAATCAGCAACTCTGTATTGTGGTCCTTGAGGATCCACATTCTTTCCAGGGCGAATTTTAATTTCTGGATTTTGTGAGTAAATATAAGGTAACAAACCTTGTAAGGTAGCATGAATCATATTACCTTTAACTGGCCGACCAGCCTGAGTGGATACCTGTTCGGCCGTCATGGCTTGCGTTGTGCTATTTAACTTACCCAAAGCATAACGACGAGCGTGCTCTATTTCTTTGTATCTATTCTTCCACTTGCGATACGAAAGCTCTATGTTCTGTTGATAGCGTCGAATTAAACCTTTCGAATCCGTTGCTACCGGCGTTGATAAACTTGGATCGGTTGCGATAACGTCTAAATTATCCATTCTTCGTTCCTATATATTTCGTCTAAGTTATCCATCCACTCAAGCGTAAACCTTTCTGCTGGTTTCTTCTTTACCTTTGGCTTTGTTGTTCTAGCTCTTCGCGTCATCAATGAATATCTCGTTGCGTCAAACAAGTGATCCTCAGCCGTCGTATCGATGTCTTCAATTTTCTTAGGGTCAGCAGGTAGTGATGGCACAGTTCTAAGCCAGTGCTTACATGAGTTAAACACTTTGAAAGTGCCGTTGTTAAGCCTGTCCACCATTTCTTGCAGACCTTGCACTCTAGACCCAGGACCTTTTGAGCTAGCTTCCCAGACAACACCATAATCAGCAAATACGTCTGCAACACTTTTATGGCGACCGTCACGCATGAAGATCGCAGAATCGGCCACATTGTTTCTAAAACGCACTCCTTGATTCTTCTCTTTAATTTCCGCATCTAAAATATCCCTTGCTATATCTTCTATTGGAGTTTCACTTCCTTTGTTCGGTTTCGAACACCAATACAACTCTTTATATATATAGATTATACCATCATAGTCTTGAGTAAACCATATGCATCCAGCTGGCGACTTGTAACCGTGGTCATATGCTTTCCATCTTCGCCACTCTAAAGGTATTTCAAATGGCTCCACAACATGCAGTGATGGATCCCAAATTTTTTCGAAATAAGCACCCGGTGCAATATTCCAATCCCCTTCCAACCAAGCCTTAACCAACCAAGGAGGTCCACTGCCTTTTATTCTGTCAATATAACCCGGATCGTTCTCCATTAGCGGAGTATTGTCTTGAATCTTAGATGGTATAAATATTCTTTTTTCATCGTCAGCATCGATGTAACGTTCCTTAACCCAACCATGACCTGGCCCGCCTGGGTTAGCAGAGGCTCTGAACAGAACGGGTACGCCGGCAGCCGAACGCATAGTGGCCCCAAGCATATCTATAGGCTCTGCAGACGGCCAGTTGCCAAGTTCGTCAAAGCCTAGGAAAGTTACAGAAAAACCCTGCAGCTTCATAGCATCAGCGTCTTCATCAAGATGTTTTAGTTGTAGCACAGCTCCGCTGGGCGAGACCCATTTTCGCTCCCCGACCTTCCATTCCCAGCCCTCTTGAACAAAGACGTACTGACCCAGCTTAACTAGCTCCCCAGTTTCTGGAAACGTCCTGCGAAACAGTAATCCTTGTGCCTCTTTACCGTATCGGTCAGCATGGCGTCTAAACGCTAGCAACATCCCAACGCTTTTAGAACCCCCGCGAGCGCCCCCAAATAATATATGTGGATGCTCGCTATCTACAAACTTCTTCTGCGGACCCTCAAGAGCAGTCCATCTACTCTCCCGATTTTGCATCCGACGGTGTAATTCTGTAGCCAATAATGAACGAATATCCTCCTTAGGAAGACTATTCGATAGCGCCATAGATAGACTCAACTTTCGTCACTCGCAATGGTGTACAAGGTAACGTTAGCTTCTGGTATTGGTATAAGGTGCTGGGTCACTCGTGTTTCGTAATACGGTGCCGTACAGTTTGCGGTAACTCCTGTAAAGGGATCTAAAGCTGGAACAGGTAGTTCATCTTCTGTTAAGTATCTCTGAGAGGTATTCGCATAGGTATTAAACGTACCCGCGCCTTTATCATAATTGATATTTGACACTGTGCCTAAAAGGATTTCATCGATGTCCGCATTAAGAAGATGTGATGCTGCGGTCGTGCTTTTCTGTGCTCTTGTACAGCCAGAGAATGTTACCGTAGTGTAGTCCGGTATCGGAGTATAGTCCGTTAATGGAGGAGGGAGTGGACCGTCCTGTCCACCTCCACCTATCTGCCAACCACAAGTTGATGTGCCAGCTGTATTGTCAGAGAACGCTACTGTCCCAACCTTTATAACTTCAGAACCAATTTGTATATAACCGCCGTCAGCAGGAATAGCAATCTTGAACCCTCCGGTGAAACGATATTGCCCAAAAGTCCCAGACGCTACTATAGTTGTAGCAGTAGTGTTAATAGCTGTCGACAATAACATCTTTATAGACGCACTGGTTTTAGAACCTCCCACAGTAGCATAGAACTCCGCCCCGGTTTTCACAACAGTTACCGAGGTAGACGTTGACCATGGGCCTGCGTTAATGTAACTTATAACAGAGTCAGCACCAGATCCTTGGTTCGCAATAACGAACTCTTGGATGTCAGTGATTATCGCCACTATCTATCGGATCCACCATAGTTTGGTGTTTTCGTTTTCCCGACATATGGTGGTGGTGTACGGGAAGTCTTTTTTGGTGGTCGAAAGCCTTTAGGTGGTGGATTAGGATGGGGACGGTAAGGAGCTCTACCAGGCACCGGCCGCAATCCTGGTTTTCTATCGTACCCGCCTCTGCGCATAGCGTCATTTGTTTGTAACCGCGATGATTCGTTTTGTGCCCTCTCCATAGCGTCAACAAGGCGTTCTTTTCTAGCGTCGGCTTTTCCTTTCGGGGTATACGGGAAGTGTTTTTTTCCTACTCTCGGCATAATTCTTCTCCTATGCTGATGCTAAGTAACAATCAAGATCGATTGAGCTTGCGCTGTATGCGCTGATCTTTACTAGGTCGGCAAGCACTGGAACTGCTACTGTACCACTTGCTACACCCTGTGAAGTGTCTGTTCCTGTGGATACTGTAAAACTATGCCCCGCTTCTACAGAAACCCAGCAGTTGCTTGTCGCGGTTGCTAGGTTGAGACTGACCTGATTAGTATCATCCTTGTTTGTAATACGAACATACTGCACATCGCCTTTAACAAATGTCCCAGAGCCTACCGTCGCCCCAAATTCAAAAAGAACTCGTATATTACCAGCGTCTATCATAATAATACGCTGACTGATCTCGTTTACGCCCGCTACCGTCTTTGTATTGGTTGCTCCCATACTAGAGCCATTTAGTGTGATACTCTCTGTGGTGGTAACCGTTAGAGTCGCTGCGCTAATTGTTGATGCCATCGTCTACCCTCTCTATCCCTGATTCGAAATCCTTCATTAAGTCAAATAATTCCTGGTCCGTTAATCCCTTCACAGAATCGTTGACATTGATATTCTGGTCCAAAGCCCTCATGGAAGGCACACAACGTTCTACCAGTATCCTGGCAGCCTGCACATCTCCCGATTTAGCAGCTTCCGCTAGCACCTCAATAACATCTGGTAGATGCTCCCCGATTTGGCTTCTTAACTGTGCCATTGTCTTCTGACTTTTACGAGGTCTTCCTCGTGGGTTGCCAGATTGTCCTTGTTTCCAGGGCATTAAAATATCTCCGGTGGTTACCCATTGGGAGCAGTATTGTATCATGGCTTAAAAAAATTAAAAAAAATTCCAGAAAAATAGAGGATTCGTGCGTCCTTACTAAGACAGACCCCCGCGTATCATAATATTCTAATGTTCCTATAC